GGCTATTGCTATATGCAAGGAAGTTTGCAGCGGTGAAGAATGTCAACGCAGTTGTTGAATCTGGTTTGCCGAATAGTTGTACGAGCTCATCTTCTGAGCCAACTAAACGAGCAACATCGATTGGACCCCACTGAAACGCGCCAGCAACAGCGCCAGTGGATGTGGAAACTGATGGGACAACTGTAGTTGCGTCAATTTCGGATACATTCACGCCTGGTGATACTAGAAAAGCCATGTTTTTGCTCCTATTAAATGGAGATTAAGAAATCTACGGTTTATTTAGTAAAATGGGGTTTTTCAATTATTTACAACAGGTCGCCACACAGCACCATCCTCTACATAACTACCATCGTTATCGTCGACGTCGGTATGTCCACCTAAAAACGTAGGTAATTGTTCTTCTTCGATCTGCCTCATCTGCTCTTCATGAAGTTTGGCTTTGATATCAGTGTTTGTTAATTCGGAGAAAAACTGCTGATTGGTCATCCAGGAGAATAGGACAAGAGTCATTACAAGGTCGTCGTGACTACCTTCTTCTGCTTCAAAACTAGTTCCATTAGATATGAAGGTCGAGAGTTCTGATATGGTTTCAAAATCTTGTATAATTAATTTTTGACTCTCAAGAAGATTCTTCATAAGAGAACATCCAAGACGCTTTACAGATTTTGTTGTTCGAATTCCTCTGTAAGATTTATTCCCATAACCCCATGTAATTGCAACCTTACCTTTAATATCTACCGTAGAAAGAATATTCTCATAGTCATAGTCTTCAAATAAAGAATCTACCACTTGTTGACCATTATCATTAATTTCTACCAACACATACGCTTGATTGTAGTAATCGCCCATGCGTTTGATAATCGATGGATATACAAGAGGGCTGATATTGTTATCCTTATATGTACAAACTTGTCGATATGGAATACTAGTGACGTCTATAACGCTGAATGCTGAGTAGTCTAACCCTTTACCGCGAGAAGTGTCTGCAATAATAACATAATTGTGTTCTGGAATCGGAGCTTGATAAATCTTAATTCCATTTTCAGTTAAATGCATTGGTTTCACAAATGCCAGAGATTTTAATCCTGCTGCAGAGATCAGGGTCCCTGATGAACCCATGAATTCGCATTCCATTTCCTGCAGAAACTTCTGTTCACCAAGAACACGACGTTGTTCGTCCGCCCACTTCTGATCACGACCTGGAACCTGACGCCAGTTAGCCTCAACGTGGGTGAATCCGTTTTGACCTTCAACTGCTTCAGTCCACATCCTATAAAAGTGATTCATACCGTTTGGCGTTGAAGAAATTAAAATCTTAGAAGTTGTACCAGAAGAAATCGTAGGATAAACGGACGTGAAAAATTCTTCGGCGATATTGCTCGGCACGAATGCAAATTCGTCGAGGTATAGTAATGAAATAGAGAAACCACGGATTGCGCTAGAAGCAGTAGAGTTAGCCAAGACGCGACATCCGTTTTCTAATTCAATGTCACCCTTGTTCCAAACGTTAACGCCTTGCTGAATCCACATCGGTAATGCTTCATATGCCAACTTAATACGAGCAAGAATTTCTCTTGACGTACTGGCTTTGTTAGCAAGAATTGCGACAGTCTTATCTTGATTGAATAGAATGTACCAGAGAATATATCCGACGATGATCGTAGTCTTACCGACCTGACGACCTGCCTTTACGATTACGCGACGATTGTTGTTAATATCATTGACAACTTGTTTTTGAAACGGATAAAGTTCAATCTGAACGAACCCTTTATCAAGTGTAATGATCTTAACATAGTTTTCGATAAAGTATGTTGGATCTTGAGCACACTTGACGAACTCACGGATTTGATCCTCCGTGAGATTCATCGCCATGTTCACTCGCTTCAGCTTGGGGTTGCCAAGATAATGCTTTAGTTTAGCCGCTATTGGATTCATTCTTTAATTGTCGCAATAACTCAGCAGTGCTTCCGACGAATACTGCTTTGTCTACATTGATATTGGTTGGTGCTGCTGATTCTTTTGGCTGAAGTTCTTGCTGTTGCTTTTGTAGAATCATGAGTTTCTCTGTAACGTCAGAGAGATTCTTGATCATGTTTGCTGCTACTTCATACGCTCTTGGGTGTTGCGATTCTCTCGCCACTTCAAGAATGCCGTCCAAAGCCTCATTACCCTTTTCGATAAGGTTGTAATAATTAGCACGAGAATAGTCAGCGTCAGGATTATCAACTGATCTGTCGGGCTCATGAATAGTAACACTCTTATTACCCTCGCTCACCACAGGAATATAATCAGTGTTTAAAATATCAGAAAGATTTTTATCAACTTCACTCATATTAACTTATATTTGGGAACTCAAGAATTGTTTCATCAAAACCAAATGCTGTTTGAGCATTTGCTGTAATTGGATTTGGCACAATAACTAGTTTACTTAACTGACTGTCTGCAGTATTAAACGTTTGTATTTTATACGCAGTGTTAGTTACTGCACCCGTCAAATAGCGATCTGCTCTGAGGATTCCGTTAACATCAGAAACAATTAGTGTTTTAGTTGTATTGCTCCAACTATCAACAAAGCCAGTTGCATTTGCTGCGCTCAATGTGCGCCCCTCAAATACTAGTTCGCCAGCCTGATAGTTACCAGTGCCAGTGCTTGCATTCATTGTCAATGAACGCTTGTTGTCTAGTTCGAAAATTGAATTGTATGTATTTGCTGTGGCTTTTCTAATGACATCGCGAGAAACAATTGGACCAAACATATAACCTTTCGCAGTAAATGTGAGAGTCCAGATCAATACTCTTGTTGTATCTCCAGTACCAACGTCATCAACGCTGTATGTGACGTTTTGAAGAATAAATGGCACGTCTACTTTTTGATCAGCTAAACCAATAATGTCAATGGTTAGATTATAATCAGGGTTAAAGTATGGTAGAATTTGCTCAACAATTTGAGTGCCATCTTCAGTGTTACGCACATATATGTTCAATTCGAACTCAAAATTATATGGAGTTGTACGAATAGATTTTACTGTTGAGTTTGTATCAGGAGAAAAACTCTCTGTAAATAAATTTCTTTTTCTCAATGGATCATATGTGATTGCTGTCAATTCAAATGACATTCTTGGCAATGTGATTTGAACTTCTTTTGTGAGTTCAGGATCTTGCGTTATGCGTTGATAGAATTTTTCTTTCTGTGCATATTGCAATGGAACATTAATACGTTCAATTTCTTGAGTGCCTGCTTTGTTATAGCGAACCAAACGAATGTTATTGAACAGCGTTCCAAATGCAACCACCATCTTACGAGTGACGCGATGATAAAAATGAATATTAGATAACATTATGGCTCACCAAAAGGATTGATCTCAGTGAAGTCGATAATTCCGTCAGCTTCTTGCTCGACTCTTTCATTATCTTCCATGGCTTCATTATTAATATTTCTCATTACATCTGGTGCTTCATGCAATGTCCATTGAGCATTACTTGTAACGCCTTTGATCAATGCACCACCAGTAAATGCACCGTAGATGTTTCTCAATTTTAATTTTCTCGTTGGTAGATCCCATTTAGCAACAATTGCCTTTGCAGTTGCAGTAGCAAGACTTGCACCTTGATATACAACCTCAAAGTGTTGGAACGTTCCAGTTCCTCCAGCATCAACATTCAGTTCTAACGCATAACCTTGAACATCAGCAATGCGATCAATTTCTTCAGTGCCAGTTTGAAACAATTCGCCATTATACTTAAATGCTTCAACTGTCAATCCGTACATGTAAGGATTCTTTGAGTCTCTACCTAACTGGAAAAAGTTTTTTTCTTCTTCAACAAACTTAATTTCCATTAGTTTGTATTGAATTGGTAGATAGATTAGGTCGCCTTCTTTTGGTACTGCCCAACCACTACCCATAGTTCTGCTTACTTGACGTTCAAATCTTCTGCGAGCAATGCAAAGACGAGCAGTTTCTTGAATTTCAAGACCAAATTTAGAGAAGAATTCTTTATTGCCTTCATAGTCTTGGAAAGACTCAAGATACATTTCTATCTTGATTGCCTTTCGATATGACTTAACTGGATCATCGCCAAAAAGTTCACCAATGTATGATTGAGATTCTCTTGGAAGATAATAAACGTCGATACCGTGATTCTTGATTGATTCGATAATCAAATCCTCAAGAAGATTTTGCTCAACGGTTGCTCTTTGATTGTTGAAATATACCGATGTTGACATTTTAGCCTACTAAGAACATTGTTGGTTCTTCGTACGTGTCGCGGAGTTTCATCTCAAGTTTTTCGACTTCTACTGAAGCCTCGTCATAAATTTGCTGACCGTTGATAACCAAACCACCAGGAAGAACATAGTTACCGTATTTCTTTAGGTTTGTGCCCCATTGCTGTTTGAAGAGAGCAGTGGTATATTCTTTCAACCACAAATCGTTATAAACTTTGCTATACGTTTCTTCGTCGACAACTCTATGCGCTTCGAAAGCCATATAGTTTCCGATATTAAACTTATTCCAATCGGTGATAACTTCTAGTTTGTTCACTTTTCGATTATATGTGTATGGCATCTCGCCAGTAACGATCATATCAAGCATTGCTAGATGCTCACGAGCAATAACGTAGTATGTGTATGAAGAGGATGTTAGATTATAGAAATCGTTTAGGCGTAACTGATAGTTAATATCGAACATATTAAAACCAGTCGAGGAGGTCGAACCGACAGTCGTTCCTGTGAATGCAAACACGCGAGAAACGCCCACGATGTTATCGCAAAGCCTCAAATATCCGTTTAGAATGTCTGCGTTTGTTAAAGCCTGTGCCAAATAAACTCGCTCAGTTCCATCATAGTGATAGTTCGAGAAATGCTGAAGAGCATCGTCAATGCGATCTTCGAGTTGATCGTCATCAACGTTGATATCAATTACGGGAAATCCGAGTTTGCGGAGGCAGTAATCTTTAAGTTGAGCTCGAGTGCTAGGTTGCGCCATTTAGAACCTCTCTAATTATTCTATATTTAGTTACTCTATCAGTTTCCCATTTCGAGAACTATAGACTCGATTCGGGTCCATATGCGCAAACTTCTCCCAATTTGGTTCTCCTTCTAGTATTCGTTTTCCTTTTGTTTCTTCTCCGATGTGTTCAATTAAATTTTCTCCATTCAACCTTTTTAACGTCGCTGAATACATTTGTTCGAAATGACTCAAATATACCATTATCATACCTTCGTTTAAATTAAATTTCCAGTAATCTTTAAACGGATATTCTACAATAGATTTTCTATAAAGAGAAAAGATAATAGGGAATGTTTTTATATTCTTGCTATACAGATAATTTCGAACCTGTATATCTGTTGGCTCGACTCTGGTTTCAGTTTCGGTGAAATACCATGGTTGTCGTTGCAAAACCACCGAAGCCATTTTTGGATCAGACTCTAACACCTGAATCAGATCGTCCACTTTGGTTGGTTGAAGCAATACAACATCGTCCTCTTGATGGAGAATATAATCGTATTCTGTATTTTTTAAAAATTCGAAAAAGTTTGTCCAAGTTACGGACAGTCCAAGATTATCGGGTTGAAGTAAACTATTGAAGCCATGAACTTTACAAAGCAAATTGAAGATTGCTGGATTTCGAGTCCGCGGATAATCGTCGATGATTAATCTGTCAACTTGATGGTCACCATAATCTAGATTCTTGAGCGAATCTAAAGTCTTTGTTAGATACTTGATTCGGTTACACGAAAAGATTACATGAAGAATCTTCATTAGTATTCCGTATTAAAGAAAAAGGTTTGGAATAATCGACCATTTTGAAAATTATCGCCGAAATAATCTAATGAAGCATGGTATAAATTCCCACGATACATCACAATTCGATTGTATCTGTTTGCAACATAATCAACCTTTTCCCATTTTGTATAATCATATCCATCAAGATATGGAGCGTTATTATCTGCGCGTTGGTATTCTTTTGTTTCTTTCCATCTATACAAAGCAGTTCCCGATGACAGCGGTGCGTCTGGCGTTAGATAACAAACAGCAGCCCAAGTATTAAAACTGTCGGCGTGAATCCAAGTTCTATCTTTTGCGGTACAAATTTGAAACGCGCCAGTGTATCCTGACTCTTCAAACCAATTAGTGATTCGACCACCTGCATTTTGTACGATGTACTGAATTGAGTTCTTTAGATCATTTGGAAGCCATGGCTTTGTTCGAACTCCA